TTCAATTTAAACGGAACAAGTGACATAACCTCAATATAAGCATCGAGAGGAATCCCGGTGTTATCTTCTTGTTCTTGTAATTTTCTTCGCAATTCAGCATTTTCTTTTGCTAATTCTCTTCTCTCCAACGTTTCGTCCGCACTAGTTTTCTTTTCTACTACTTTGGCTGTTTCCTTTGAAGATTTGTTGTTTGTTGTCATAATTCACTTCCTTTTTTATTTTCTAATTTTTGGAAGGGAGCCATTACTGGCTCCCTTTTCGATATTAAAACTAATTATTTATACAACAATTATACTACTGTAAAATTAAGGCAGCGTCATCAAACCGGCAATAGAAGATGTAGCCACACCGCTTGCCCAACTCTTATATAGAGTAGCATTTTGATTCAGATTTGCGTTGGCAAATGTTGAGTCAATATTTGACATAGTTGACCCTTCAATAACCATTTTCACAATTTTTCCTGCTGTTGGAGATAACACATATAATCTTGTGTCATCAAGCATCATTTTAAATGGAGTTGAGAAATCGGCTAACTGCGGAATAGAAAGAATATCGTAGGTTGCCATAGAATTAATGTAACCCATTTTTACATAATCACTTTCTAAAGTATATCTGTAGTTTGCATCGGCAGGAAGCACACTCAATAATGCAACAGGTGTACCAACAATAACAGCCTTATTTCCACCATTCCAAGCAGAAACTTTTTGTGCTAAAGAAATTAAATCTGATTGACTATAACCAGCATACAGCAACTTGTCATCCCCAGATGCGGATAAGTTTGTCATAGCTGTATTAAAGGTTGTGTAAGCATCTTTTGCCATATCGGTTTCTAATGAGCGAATAACTTTGGCAACAAAATCACCAAGTTGTTCTTTTCCAGCGAGAACTTTATACAAAGATACTTGTACGGTTAGTTCACGCATTGTTGGTACAACAGTAACCTGTCCGTTAAACTGTTTGTGGACTTCTGCTGTTCTCATTCCCCGACCTGCTTTAGAAACTACAAATATGTCTCGAGGTTTAATTTCGAATGCGGCACTGTCACCCCAATCAATTTGGCGTACTTCAGTGTAAAGACCAATGCTGTCAATAATTGTATCGGGTAATACCATATCCACTAATTGATTTACAACCGCAAATGTTGCCCATGAAATCATAGGATTTGTAATCCATTGTTCCAGTGGGAAAGAGTCGAAATTGTTAATATTAGCGTGCCTTAAAATTTCCATGCGGAGAGACTGATTCATTTGTATTTCTTTTTCATCAAACGTAATAGTTGTGCCGTCGCTGCGGGTACGTTGGAAATCGTATTTTTGTGCATTTCCTCTGTCAGTCATTGAGCGATAGTGATTCCAATAATCAACGAATGCTTTATATGGTGCAATATTTGCATCCCCACCAGCAAAGTTTAAAACTTTTTTAGAAATCTTCATTGTTTCTATCCTCCTTTCCTAGGATTAGTTGTCTATGTTTGTAACTTCAAATTTGTAAGCAACAATTCGCTGAGAATCGATTGCTCCAGTACCAATTGAAATATAACCCGTATATAGATAATGCAGTGTTAAACCGTCTGCGGGAGCCCCTGACCAGTTTAATTGATAATCTTCATTAGCTGCTACTACGTAGTTGCCTGTTGATTTTGATCCACTTAGACCATCGGGTGTTATCATAACTAAGTCTCCGTGTTGTAGTTTAAAAGCGGTGAAAACATCTGCCGCTGCAGTTCTAAAATTACGTGGATCAGGGTCAATTCCTCTGTATGAGCTATTCCCACTTGTGGTAAGAACAACTTCTGGCTCATATGCCATCCAAAGATTTACTAGACTTCCCGTTACAGGATATGTAGCAGTCCAAACTTCACTTCCGGATGTAGTATCTTTTGTTAATAGATTCATAACCATCCCGTTCTCGATAGGACTTGCAGATACACAGGGTCTATTGAGAGAATCAATATTTAGTGCTGCAACTTTTTCTTGTACCAAAATTCCATAAGACATTTTTTATTCTCCTTTCTTTTAATTTTTATTTCCAAATATTTTCAGGTTTATGTGTCTATGTTTGTAACTTCAAATTTGTAAGCAACAATTCTTTGACCACCAATTGCTCCTGTTCCAATTGAAATATAGCCTGTGTATAAATAGTTCAACGTTGTGCCTGCTATAGCTGTTGCCGACCAAGTTAATTGGAAATCACCGTTTGCTGCTACTACAAAGTCGCCGTCTGTTCTTGAGCCACTTAGACCATCTGGAGTTATCATAATTAAGTCTCCAATTTGGAGCTTGAAAGCTGTAAACATATCTCCAATTTCTGTGCGGAAGTTACGTGGGTCTGGGTCAATTCCTTTGTATGCACTAGATGTTAGAACAATTTCCGGCTCGTAAGCCATCCACAAATTTGTCAAACTTCCAGTTACGGGGTTTGTTGCAGTCCAAACTTCACTGCCAGATGTGGTGTCTTTTGTTAATAGATTCATAACCATTCCATTCTCAATAGCTGTTGCAGATACGCAAGGTCTATTAAAAGAATCAACGTTCATGGCTGTAACTTTTTCTTGTACTAAAACTCCATAAGACATTTTTTATCTCCTTTCTTTTAATTTTATTTCCAAATATTTTCTTTTTAGGTTCTCCGCTGTAATGGTAGTCCAATTTTTCAAAATTGTTTGTCTGTCATTCTTCTCTGAAGAACTTACAAATACAAAAGCTTTTGCTTTTACTATATTTTTAAATGCTTCTATTGTTTCTAGAGTAAATTCTCCGGCTTGTTCTCTCAATTCTGCAATCTCTTCTTTTGACATACCAGCTTCGTAAGCCTCACTCAAAACTGTGTTAATTTCAAACGCAAGTTCATCTTTATCGCTCTTTGTTTTAAATTCTCTAAGCGAATCGATTTCCTCAAGAGTTTTACCATAATTGGTTCTTAGTTCTTCAATCTTTAAATTGGATTCTTTAATAAAAGATTTAAAGAATACACTAAGATTTGTAGCAAAATCAAATGTTCCTTCGGAAATTTCTAGTGCAAGTTTCGCAAAAAGTTCAACAATTTTATCTCCATATTCATCAGACATTTCTCTATATACAGGAGCTTCTGTTTTACATAGTTTAAGAATTTTGGAAATAGCTGAGGATGCACTACGTTTTTCTAAAAGTTCAGTAGACATTTCTTCTTTTTCTTTTGGTTCATCTTTCTCTGCAGATTTGATTTCTTTTTCCGGTTTTTCTTCTTTTTCTTCTTTTTCCGGTTTTTCTTCTTTTTCCGGTTTTTCTTCTTTTTCCAGTTTTTCTTCTTTCTCTGGTTTTTCTTCTTTCTCCAGATTTTCTTCTTTCTCCGGATTTTTTTTCTGCATTTCCTCTTCTTTTTCCTCTTCTTTTGCCCCTTCTATACCTATTGAGTCTTCAACTAATGAGTTTTCTTTTTCAATAACTTCTGCATTTTCTACTTCTTTTTTGTCTTTGGTCACGTTTTCTTCCTCCTTTCTTAAAGTTTCCTTGCCAAGATATACTTCTTTATCTTTATCATCATCTTTGTTGTCTTGGCTGGAACTGTCCTCTTTTTTATCAGATTTTGCTTCAGATACTAAATCATCTTCGTTTTTATCCTTATTTGCAAGTTTCAAGGAATCTATTTCACCACTATTATCAACTGGAAGTTCTTTTGATGTTTTTAGAGTCTCTCTTTCTTTTTTATCTGTGTTGGACATTTTTTGTTCCTTTTCTATATTATCACTTTCTATAGCGTTCTTGCACCACTCCAATCCTGCATTTCCCCCAAACAATAACCATGTGGTATATTCAGACGATGTTTTTCCGTCTTTATCTGATCTGTTTTTGTGTTTTGAGAAATATGATTCTATAGCGGAGAATTTTTCATTCGATACTGTGGTGTTATTTAATAAATAATGTGCTATTGATAGGCTTACAGATGTTGGCAGTTTTCTATCGTCTTTAGATAATTTTAATCCAAGTTTGACATTTTCTTTAACTTCTTTTGGAATTTCTATAATATTAAAATCATTATTATTTTTATTTGAAAATTCTTTCTTTAAAGCCCTGTTATATTCTTCTCCCATTTCAGCAAAAGATAAAACCCTCGCACTTGCATTTTCTATTGCAGGTCTAATAAGACTTCCTAGAATAGTAATTCCTTCATAAAAGAAGTCGAGAATTTCTATATAGCCGTCTTTTCTCTCTTCTATGTCTGACACACTTATTTCAACACTGACAGATTTTTCTCCACCGTTTTTTCTGAAGATGTTTAATAATTCCCCAGTATATTTTTTCCAGACGTAAGCTATTGTTGTTAGCATTGTTCTTCCGTCTACCATCTCGGAACTTGTTATTTCGGCACTGTCTGGTACAAACCCACACGGAACTTCATCTGCGTCATGGGTATAAGCATCGTTTAAAGTTTCATCAAATTTCCATACCAAAGGACAGTTCTTTATAGTATCTGCTGTACGCAATAAATTTTTTTCTGAAACATATGTCTTGTTAAGACTTTTTCCAGATGCAAAAAAATCTATTTCCATAACCGCAAATCTTGAATCTGGGTCACTGGTTATAACTCTAGCATCTTCTACTGAAAAACTTATTTTTTTCATAAATTAACCTCCTTTCATGAGAATTTCTAACAAAGAATTCTATTTTTTAAAAAAAGATGATATTTTTAAATTAAATGGCATTTTTTGTAAGCAAGCATTTAATTTACCATCCCGTATAAAGAAATATTTTTTTCCAGAATATCCTATTGGCGAAATTCGACATGTTATCGACAAATATTCCATTATTCGATTATTGCACTCATATATATTGTTTATGTTTTTAATTATTGAAGGATTTACTATTATCATATTACTCCTCAAACAGCGTTTTATCGAATAACGTCATATCTTTTGTTTTTTTTAGATTTGAAGAAAACACATTTGCACCATCTTCTTCTTCCACCTGTTCTTCAAGCATTTTTAAAATAAAAGGCAAGTCTACATATGATTTTTCTCTAAGAGCAAACTCATATATACTCTCTAAAGATTCTGTTGTACCCTCTTCTGTTGAAACATATAAATCTGCTATAAAATATGGGTCATCGTATGGAAATTCGGGGACACCAACAGTAAGTATATCAACATTTCCACCAGTTCTACTATTCAAATGATTTACAATTAAATCTCCATGCTCTTTTTCGTGCATTGATTGTTCGTTAAAATATCTCGAAATATTTTTTAATTGTATGTTTTCAAATGCAGATTCAATTTGTGTATATATTAACTGGTTTCTATACTCGTGTAATATTTGCTCATTGAAAATATCATTAAGACTAGCTGAAAGTCTCATTTTTTACTCCTTTTCTAATTTAATAATCTAAATTAGAGTATTTTCCCGCCCCGCCCAATATTGCTTGCTTCATCTCTTGTATTTATGCCTTCATCTGAAATTTTTGTTGTGCTTTTTCTAGGTCTTCCCCTTTTAGATTCAACATTACTAGTTTCTACTTTTTTGCTTCTTGGTAGTTCTTTATCGGGAAGAACTTTTGTTAACTCTTCTTGTTGTTTAACTGCAGGCTGCAAAAGCATATCCATAAAATTAGTAGATTTAGCTTCCCGCATGTGCCTTATAAGTTGAGCAGGTCTCATGCCTATAGCCGCAGCTATTTTTTGTGGTAGTACTATTCCAATATTAAATAACTTTAATGCCGACTCTAATCGCATTTCTCTATTTGTAAAAAATTCGGTTCCCTCAAAAGATAATTTAAAATTAAACGATTTTGTTTTTTTGTTAATAAAATATTCCATAAAATAGTCAAACTGTTCATAAACAGCAGTCATCATTTGTTCATCAACATTCAAACTCAATTGTGTTTCTACTGAATTTGGTTTTATATCACTAGAAAATATAAGATTTGTATTAATCCCGCTGGAGGCTAATGCTGTTCTTAAGAAACTGTCGTATATGTCATTTTCAGAATCAAAACTAATCCCATGAATATCTTCCAGTGGTGCAGAAGCAACTTTGACAGCATCAGACACAGCACTTTTAACAAGCGCCATAAATTTTCCAAGTAAATCGGGGGTAATAGCAATTGCATCTTTAACTGTAGTTTTAATGTCTTTACTTAGCATTGGTACTTCGCCCATAATTATTTTACTTGCAGCAGCCATACTTGCGTTCTTTTGAAGATTGCGCATTAAGCCTTGTAAAATTAGATCGTTGAATAACGGACTAAAATAAGGCAATCTTGTTGCAAGTTCGGGTGAAAGCTTAAAACATACTCCGAATGTTACTGGAATATCAACCCAATACGCCCATGCAGATTTCCCCCGCAATTCTGCGGGAAGCGAAGGCATATATTTACTAGTTTTGTTTTCGTTTTTTCCCCACAATTCTTTATATTTTCTTTTAAAGAAAGCTGGGTACATGTTTATATCAACACCTGATTGGATAAACCAATTCATGTTGAAACTAAATGTAAATCCACCTTCCCAACGACCTGTTATCTTACAATATTCTGAAGGAAGTTCCTGCAAAATATATTTGTTTCTTGTTTCTACAAAACATCCAAAATAGGCATCGTTTCTTAATAGCTCCCTAACTACAATGCGAAGCTCTTTTTTATATTCAAAATTGTCTAAAAATTTTTCCACAGCTTTTAGGTCTTTTTTATATTTAGGCGTATCGTACTGTTTGTCTTCTGCATTTGATATATAAGTAACATCAAACGATAACATATTTGACAGATATGCCATCAGTCTTTTGTAAACCATAGATTGCAGTTCAAATGATTGTGAAAATTTTTGAAGTGTTTCCTCATTTGATTTCGGGTTTTTCATAGCCTTATCAAGAAGGTCTTGCGTTGACTGCATTGGATTAAGGTTAATATCCTTAAGTCTGTCATTTATCATATCGGGTGTCAGTACTTGCCCATTGTACATCGGAGACATGGCTCTAGAAAATCTTATTACATCCCAAACTTCACTCTGAGTAACAAGCTCTTTCCCTGTTTCCATTGTCTCTTTTTTTGTTGCTTTTTCTATAGTTTTACTCGCCATTATTTAGTCTCCTTTCCCAGCAAGAATTATGCCCGAGTATTTTTTTTATTTTCCTCATTTTTATAGTAACTCCTGTTTTACCAAACTGTAGCAACTTCTAAAAAGGCTTTTTCGTCTTCTTTTGTTGTACTTCTAACTTGTAATAATTCTATATCCATCAGCGAAACATAATAGTTTAAATAAGAAACGGAGGTATAACGGTCTTTTCGACTGCCCGATGGTTCTTCTAGTTTTACTAGACCGCTTACCGGGGTCATATTTAATGCAATACACTCATTTATAAACAAAGTTGTTTGTATATGAGCTTGTAATAAGTATGCTCTAATACCAGTTTCAAACTGGTCTAATATTTCTTTGTTACCTGCTTTTATCAAAAACTCTTCTTCGACATTATCATCAACCAAAAATGTACAAAGTTTTTTCTTTAGACGTTCTCTAAATTTTACTGCAATTATAGAGTTTAATTGTGCTGTACCAACAATTGGGAATATACAACCAATTGCATTTTTCCCAAGTGTTCTGTCTAACAATTCGGTATATACCTTATCGTTAACATGCGGTGAGCTCATAACAGTGAGTGCAGGATATTCTTTTCCACGATCTTCATCTTTAGTTACAGAAGAAAGAGCATCGAAAACGCTTCAATTTGTTATCCACAAGGCTTTTTATCCCTATGTTCTAGCGGTTACCCGTTAGTTCGGCATATCTCTTTATGCTTAAAGGAGGTACTCTGTTAATTGTTCAAAAGTGTTATTTTTTTACCATATTTTTTTATGAAAGTTAATATGGCAATTAACATTTTTTTATCTCCAAAAAGTATATTGCGGACTCTTGGTGGTTTATTTTCTCTTTCGAGTTTCATCCACTATGCTCTGCGTGTGACTGTTTTTTTAAAAATAGCCTTCCACTCGGGTTATCCACTTAGGACTTTCCCGTTTATTCCGCAATTTATTACCCAACAGTTACCTATTGGGAGGACAATTAATTTATCCCAGCGTTCGCCAAATCAAGCACGATAGCATCGGCTTGAAATTCTTCATATATTTGTTTTATTCTTAATGCTTGTAAACTTGTATTTTTTCCGTTATGTGACTCCATATAACATATTTCTGTTAACCAGCCTTTTCTGCTTGGTAACAATCTTGCACATGATATAATAGTATTATCATTAGTTGAGCCAGCTCGCATGGCAATATCAACAGAAATTACTCGCATTTCTTTTGGCATTTTTATGATATCGTAATCATTTTTTCCTTTTGTAACAAAAGCTTCATTCGTAATAGGTCTCCAACTACGTTTAACATTTCTAGAAAACAAATTTAATTTATAGAAAGCATCCGAAGATGAGCCATAAGCGATATTGCCGTATTCCATTAAGAATGTAATAAAATCGAGGTTTATTTTCTCTCGTATCATTTGTTTTTTTGTTTTAATTCTGTGTTTTAATGAAATTAAATAGTCTAGAAAAATACATTTTGTATCAGGGTCTCCGTTAGCAATTTGTCTTAAAAATCTCTTTGCCTCTGGATACCATTCAGCCGATTTATAGTGAGCACTGGTGATAATAATCTCTTGTGGCTCTTCCCGCAACTCTTCTATTTGAGAATATTCGGGCTTTTTCATATAAGGTGGCTGGCGTGAAACCAAAAAAGGTCTAATAATAGCTTCTATTATTTCGTTAGGTATTAGTCTGCGTTCTTCAAGAACGTTGATGTTGGATCGATTTCCACGAGCAGATTCGCCTGAAACAACTACTTTAATCTTTGAGCCATTTTTAAAATCAACTTCCCATTTGTTTTGGTTTGTAACTACGTTTATTATTTCACGATTTAGATTTGGGTAATTGTCATACAAACTCTTACAGTTTTCAGATATAATTAAACCCGCTTGAGCTTTTGTTGAAGAAGCTAAAACAACAGTAGTCCCGGGATATAAAATACACCGAGCCATAGTATAAACAGCTATTAGCCACGATTTTGAGCTAGCACGAGAGGCTATTCCAATAAATTGAGTGGAATGTTGTATTAACCAAAGCCAAAAACGCTGGTATGGATATAATGAAATGCCCATGTAGTGTTCAACAAAAAAACAGGGATTGTTTCTATAAAAAGTAACCCAGCTTTTAATTCTGTCTTTCTTTGCTTGTGACATAGCTTTATCCGTAATCATTTTTACAGAATCCCCGGATTTGCTATAAAATTTCATTTTTTTCAATGGGGGCGACGATTTATTTTTTTTCTTCATGCTTTTTCTCCGGTAATTTTTATTCTTCTTCTTCCTCTGTTTTATTGCTTATAAGTTCGAAATTACTTTCTTCCTCATTGGTTAAATCGAGTTCTTCATCATTTTCTACATTTTCATCTATATTAAAATCTTTACTAGATAAAATAAAATTTTTCAAAGGACGAACAATGTATTTTTGAAAATATTCTTCTACATTTTCAACATCTCTATACATATCGCCTCTGGGGTCTTTTTTTCGCCATTCACACGGCTCATAGTTTTCTATGTCAAAAATCCATAATCCGAGAACCCCCTCATCGGAAGAATTACCTTTAGCTAGACTTTTTGCATTTGGAGATATTTCCAAACTTTTCATAAGCGCTTGTATTTCTTTAACTTCTTTTTCGGTAGGTTCACCTCTTATTCTTAGTTTTTTTATATTTAACAATCCAAAGCATACAAGTTTTAATAAAGTTATTTCTGCATATGTGGATGCCAAATATGTTGCTTTAAAGTTTTTAAATTCTTCTTCTAGAAATAATATATCATCTTTAAATTCATCACTATTTTTATCTAAGTCTTTTTCCCAGAAACTTATAACATCTTGGGAAATTGGAGAATCTTCTATATCAAAAGATTTATCTACAAATATAGTACCAACATCTGTATAGGTAAGGTCTTGCTCTGCCGATTTATCCATTGACTTATTTACGGAAATGAGCTTTGCCTTATAAATGCCGAACACAGCATTCACGTTTTTTCCGCTTTCTATGAGGGTCGTTATATGTGCTCTTGTAGCCGAGGCAGCATCATTTGAGAATTTAATATTAAGGTTTGTACATACTTTATGTATTGTTTTTTCTATGCTTCCTGTTTCTTTATAAAATAGATCATATAAAGATTGTATGCATTTTTTGCATACAGAAAGCATTCCGTTAGAATCAATTAATCCACTATCTACAGAATCATAGAATTTATTGCCGGGGAGATTTTTCATGCACTTCCTGCAATAATATAATTTTTTTTCTTCTGCCATATGTACTCCTAATTTTTTTACGTTATCGCTTTTGTAACATCTCTAACGGTTGAAAATTCCCCCGCCTCTAGGGTGGAAATTGTTCCATCTGCTTTTACCATTTGTAAATCATAAAAATAATTGTTAGTGGAATAATCAACCTCTCTAGTGACAACTGGTTTAATGTATACTGTTGCAACTGTACTTCCACTATCTATGGTAATAGACGCTGTTGAGCTTATGTCGCTACCGCTTACAGAGTTTAAAATAAGCAAACCGCACCCGCTGCTAATTTGTATTATTGCAGCAGAATCTAAGTCTTTATAGTTTTCTTTTACTGTAAAATAAACGTTTGAATAGTCTTCGAAGTCTAATCCGTCAAAATCCTCATCAAAAGTATCTCCTTGGAAAAAATTTATGTCGGTATCATTTGGTAATGTCATTTTTTCCTCCTATTCTAGTGTTATTTTTATCTATTACTTATTTGCCTTTAAAAGAATCGAACTTCTATTGATAGCATCCAGCAAGGCATTTCCTTTATTATTCTACAATATCATCACTTTCTACAACATCATTGTTTTCTACAACACACACATCTACTGCTTGAATTCCTTTTTCTGTATCTTCCGTTAAGAATTCTACAGATTGACCTTCTGATAGTGACTTGAATCCTTCCCCGTTAATAGCAGAATAATGAACGAATACATCTTCGCCATCTTCTCTTTCAAGGAATCCGTACCCTTTGTCGTTGCTAAACCATTTTACTTTTGCTGTTTCTTTTTGTTCCATTTCTTTTATTCCTCTTTCCTTTTCTACTTTTTTATTTTAAAACAAAACAGGGATTTTATTATATCCCTGTTTCATATTAACTATTTAATAATACTATCTTCCTAATATTTAGGCTCTCTCTTTTCAGTCTTTCCCCCAGAACTAACTCTTAATTGTAAAAGACCAGATAAATCATCTCTTATTGAAACGCTGAGATTATCCTTAAGTTCACTTTTAAGAACTATTGGCTCTGTCATTACTATTTTTAGCGTAACCCAAGTATTGACGGTATCACTACCGTAACCCGCAATGGTTGCACTAGGTAATTGCAAAAAATCTAATAAAGTTTTTGCAGTTAAAGAAAATACTATTTCAGTATCTTGTTCTCTTTGGTAGTTTATACCAGAGAGAAGCGTAGTTCCAAGAAGACTGTCATAAGCCAAGAAGGGCATTGTTGCATTTATAGCACTTCCACTAATGTTAGCAGCAGCACTTATAGTAAACTCTTCAACATGAAGCCAGTTTCCTTCCATCGCCTCTAGTGTAAATTTAATGGGTTCTCCTTGTTCTTCAATCTGGATATCATCCATATAAAACTTAGGCTTTTTTCCATCAATTGCTGCTATTTTACAATGAAAAGCATCGACTATTGTACTGGAAGTCAGATTGCCAAAATCAGTTAGAGGTATAACAAGCTTTTGCCATACATCATATGCACCATAATTAAAATAATTCTCTAAAAATATAGTTTCTCCAATTTGAAGTCCTGTGCCAGTATCCCATCCATACATTTCTACTGAGTCGCCAATCTTCCAATCTTTGTCAACATAAATCCACATACTAATAGAAGTATAGTTGCTCATTGCCATATTAGAACTTTTAGCAAATTGCCATATGGTATTAAGGTCTTCTTCGACCTTGACACTTAAAGCTCCTCCGTCTGTATGGTTTTGGTCGGCGCTATCAAATTCTACAGTAGTACCCGTAACAGTAGTTCCAGTCCAATATGCACCAACTGTATAATCTTCCCCGGTAATCATTATATCAGTATCTAATGATAAAATTGAACCACTATCGACTACTGTAACAAGAGCATAGGTATTATCGGTTGTGTTATGAACTGTCATTCCAGAATAAACGGTTGCATCAAAATCTTGATCGCTGTCTACCAATTTATCGGCAGTAGTTCCATCCGTAGTTCCGCTGTCGGCTTCAGTATTATCTGTCCCATCATGTATGTGTTCAGGATTACCTGATGCCGCAGCATTGATGTTCATATCTATACCATAATCACTATTAATAAAAAAACTAATATTATTCTCAAATGTTTTTAAAGGTCTTGTGGCTACTACTAAACTATTAACTTCGGAATCATCAGTTACTTTAGCTGCAGTGTTTCCACCGCTTCCGTCTGTTATATGTGTTTTTATCATTAGTCATATCTTCCTTTATTCTCTATCTTCGTAATATCCAACAAATGTTACTATTCCCATACCGCCAGTAGTTACTAAGTCTACGGCAATACAGTCATGATAGCCGAGTATAATTTTACCATCTACAGGCAGGGTGTTAAGTCCGTTAGCTCCAAATAAACCTTGTACAAATATAGTTGTTTGAGAATTATTTGTCTCATTGCCATAACATAATGCATCTGCGGTGTTACCGCTTGTTCTATTGGTATTAACTCCTGTAACAATAGTTCCTGTTGGTGCTGTATATGCTGGAGAATGAACAGTAAACTGTGTTGCGGTATCACTAGATATGCGAATATTTTCTATATATAAATTTTTAGTAGTGCTTGTATTAGTAAGCCAAAGAATTGTATCTACACCAGTATAATTATAGGCGTGTGTCCATAAAAAACATGTTCCATTTTCTTTTGAAACATATGCAGCTCTTCCGTTTGTTTTAGCCGATACATCAAGTCTGTTTTGTTTAATACTTGCTTGTTCGCCATTACCATTTCCACTTTCGATGATTAGTCCCATAATTTCTCCTTATTAGGTGTGTGAGTGATAGTTAAACACTATTGTTCCGGCTAATGCTACACCACCTGTTACGGCATATAATGTATAAACCAGATTTGGTGGAACTATTACGTCTTGTTCAAAGTTAAAAAACGAAGTTGCTGTATTTGTTATCCAGCCTTTATTTATTATGGTTCCGCCAGAAAGACCTGTAATGTTGTTGCCTGATTGGAATGTACCTAAAGCCGTACTGTTTGCTCCGGCATTTACATTAGCCGGAGTTATAGCAGACCCGCTTGATGGAGTTCCTGTATCGCCAAGTTTCATAATGACTTGTTCTGCGCTATCTGTTCTCAGCCATAATCCCTCGATAGATATGTCTAATGTGTGTCCGTTTTTTAAATATAAAAAGCAATTACCCGTTGTTGGAGTTATTTCGAATAGCATATTATATGCATTTTCAAATTCGTGATTAGCAGTATGTTCGCCACTATAAGTTATAGCGGAAGTCAACAGTCTATTTTCTCCATCTACAGCTGCTAAATTGCCACTTCCTGTTCCATCTTTTATAATATCCATTATTCTCCTTTATTCGAGTTCATCGCCAGATACTAAAGTATCTGTTAAAATTGCTAGTTGGACATTCATTTTCATCAATTCTTTCAAAATGTTATTTAATAACATCTGATTTTCTATATCAATAGTATTTAATTTACTTATAGTTCCTTCTAGAACTTCCCCCGCTGTGGTTATAGTAACAGAACCGCTTACAGTAACCGAACCACTTACTTCTTGTGTTGTAGGAAAGTTTGTAATACTCCCGCTATATGTATTGGGGAAGTTTAAAACATTTACAGAACCACTAATAGGTTGTTCTGTTGGAAAGTTTGATACTTCCACAGTTCCATCAACTGTTTGGGTTGTTGGAAAATTAGTAATAGAACCAGAATATGTATTTGGGAAATTAGTTATAGAGCCCGAATATGCATCCGGTAAGTTTGTAATAGAACCAGAATAAGCTTCTGGTAAGTTTGTAATAGAACCAGAATAAGCTTCTGGTAAATTCAATACATTTACAGAGCCAGAAACTTCTTGGGTATCTGGAAAATTCAACACATTTACAGAGCCAGAAACCTCCTGTGTAACCGGGAAGTTTTCTACACTTACTGTACCAGTTATTTTTTGTGTAGCAGGGAAATTTAGTACATTTATAGAACCTGATACTTCTTGTGTTTCAGGAAGGTTTGTTATTGAACCAGAATAAGTATCTGGAAAGTTTGTTATTGAACCAGAATAAGTATCTGGAAAGTTGGTTACAACAATGGAACCACTGATTGACACCGAACCTGAAACTGGGTAATTTACTTCTACGAGAATTAAATCGTCTCCGACTCTATAAAATTTTCCAGTATCAATTGCTATAACAAGGGCTCCTTTATGGTAAGCTCCCCTAGCACTTCCTGAAGCAGAAATATCTGTTGACAAAATTGTGTAACTTGGGGGATTTTTCCCAACATCATTAACTGTCATAATATTTCTCCCTAATTATTTTTTTATAAAATTTTTATATATATTTTTTCACTGTTTTCCATTTATAATATGTTCTATGTTAGTTGGGGAAACACTATATATTATTATTCTTTTTTAAATTTTCTATTTTGTATGTGATGGAAGATAAGGGTTATCTTATCGATTGGCTAATTGTTTCTAACCTATCCACCACACACTATTATAATATTTACTATTTTAGACTATATACCAGTTTACGTTATTACTTACAATTTGAAAACTTGAATATTCAACCATAAGGTCTTTTGGACTAGCGTCATCTATAATTTCAGCGCCATCTGCTTGAATAACTACGCAACCTGTACTTATATTTTTTATTATATAAAGTTTTCCTTCACGTCCAGCAGCTGTGGGAAGGAAAATTGTAGGAGACCCGCTTGCTAAAATAAGGTCATTTGTATCATCCAAAGTTATATTTATATCGTCTGTAGATTCAACATTCATAAAAAGCGTTGTACCATTGATAGTTCCACCATCAATATTAACAGCACTTGCACTTTGTATAGATATATCACCCAAAGTATGAACATCAGAACCAGATAGTCCTTCATGAGTAGCCAAAGGAGTAATTGTACCAGCGCTAATATTTACAGCACTAGAACTTTGTGAGGACATATCACCAAGAACATGAACATCAGAACCACTCAAACTTGTGTGATTAGTTAATGGAGTAATTGTACCAGCGCTAATATTTACAGCACTAGAACTTTGGGAAGATAAATCTCCTAAAGTATGAACGTCACTACCACTAAGTCCTTCGTGTGTATCTAATTGAGTAATTGTACCACTTTCTACGTTTACAACTCCTGTAATATTTACAGCACTTGCACTCTGTCCAGAAATATCACCTAAAGCGTGAACATCAGAACCAGAGAGTCCGGTATGGGTATCAAGTCCAGTACCAATTCCGTTGATCGCAGTTCTGGCACTTAAACCAGTATTGCCATTTGCTATAGGTACATAAGTCATGTGTCCTCCTAGTTATACTAACTAATCATACCAAATTTTATTGTCTGCCCAAAGAGATGTGTCAATCCATATTCCTCTTCTTGTAAATGGTTGAGGAACAGTAAATGACAATATCCAGTTATCTCCAGCATCATCGTCTATACATCCTTTAGTAAGATTTATTCCAGCAAGACCAAAGCTTACCATCCCAATGTTTTCTGTAAAAACGTTTGTTAATCCCTTCATTTAAAATACCATTGCTAAGAAAATGGGACAACCACTGGTATCTGCAACCACCAAAGAATCTATTCTGCAATCATCATCCTCCAAAGATAGTTTGTAAAGAGAATCAGCATCTTGGAAAAGAGTTGAATACCAGTCTTGCTCATTTATAGCAAGTCTCATACTTCCACTACTAATTAGTGTAACTTTTCTTGCCAATATTCCGTCTTCTCCAGTTAAAGTTTCTGCTCTTTCTATCAAATCGTCTCCGGCAGTAATGCTGGCTGATGTAAAACTAAAGTATTTTCCTCTTATAGACATTATATTCCTCCTTGTTTTTTTATATTAGATTTTTTATTAGAATATAATTCTAACTGACTAATGTTTTTATTTTTTTCAATTAGGCTGTTTTTGGCTGAAAATAACGTTGATGTAAAGTAGAAATATTTTCTCTTGCCATATTTTCTCCTTTATAATTCTATAATAAAAAACCCCGCCAAATGCGGGGTCTTAATCTCTATTAATTAATTTTACTATTCTAGTCGAATATTTTCTTGTGAGTTTGCAAACATTCTTGCAATAAATTCGTTAGACTCGATCTGCATTTTAAGCATATCCTTTTGATATTCAAGCTCCATTTTACTACATATAATATTTTCAATTGAGTCATTAGATAATTCCAGATTAGAAAGACCTGTTATGAAGCCAAGAAAATAGCTTGCGTTTTTAGCACCCCAATCAAGATTGGTTTCATCTAAAATTATAGAAACCGTTTCATTACTATTAGAGTCTTTTTTCATGTTTATCTCCTGCTTGCTTTTTTTCCTGTTAAATGAGCATATATTTCAATAGCTCTTTTTTCACTCACTGGCGGAATATCATCAAATATTGGGTTTAGATAAATCATATTTTTCTTGCGTATCACCCATGCATCTCTCATTCTGTTTCTTGTTTCTTCTGAGTGGGTATATCCAACACTTTGACCTTCACCACCTTTGGCTATATTGTACCCAGTTTTAGGATTTGTAGCATTTAGTTTTTTTATCCAATAAATTTCTCTTTCGCACAAATAATTGTGATCTGTTATTCCGTCTTCCAATGTTTTTCTAGTAAAATTTTCTTCTCCATATTTTTTTACTGCTATTTTGAAATCTGTACCAGAACCAAGATATTTTTTGTTATTTCCAGAATATCTTCCTACATAAATAATTCCATTAATTTTATTTGTTGTCTGATAAATAATCATTTTTCTCCTCAAACCCTTATTTTTGTATGTGATGGAAGATGAGGGTTATCTTTTCATTCTCAGAGCAACCCGAGAACTATCAATCACAGCTATATATGTATAACAGTAGAAAAGGTCTTTTTTGGGAAATCATTCTCCCTAACTACTGTATTATAAAACACATATTTTCTTCTCTAAGTGTCTACATATGTATATTTTTATTTATTTTTTTCTATTTCTCTCTTTTTTCTTATCCATTCAGCTTTTCTTTCTCTTATTATTTTTTCTGAACATTCGGGACACATTTTTTGTCTATTCGAACTTTTTATAACTTCTTTTCCACAAACAGTACAATTTATTAAACTTTTATCTTCTTTTTCTTTTTCAAAAAATGAATTATAGTATGATAAAAGGTTATCCATTTCATCTATTTGTGTAGCATCTTTTTGTTCTATATCTACATATTCTAGTCGTATTAATTTTCTTTCTGCATCATAAAAGGTAAAGCAATTTTTATATTCATAGAATATATCTGTTAAATTTACTTCGCTTACATTTGATAATTCTGAAAGTCTTATTATATCTAAGAAATTATTATACCTTATATAATATTTATTTGATGTTTTTAATTTGGTTTTTGTTATTTTTGTGTTTCCTTTTTTTAATGCTTTTGATAAAGCTAAGGTCATAAATAGTAGTTTTCTATCTTTTGTGCTTTCAATTGTTTTTAGAAATTCGATTTCTTTTTTAGATATTGTTATATTTTCTATTTTTCTTAGTCTATATTTCATTGCAGAATTTATCCATTTTTTTATCATTTCTGCGTCTACAATTTCATTAAAATTTTCATCCTGTTCTTTGCAAAATTCTATTAATTTTTTTTCAAGACGAATTTTTCCATAGCCAAACTTGTTTCTTAAATATTTGGCTATCATATACATTTTTCCATAGTCTATTGTATTATTTTGGAAACCGTTGGTTATGGCATCTTCGGCATCTCTTTCTTCATCAAACGAATATGGTTTTTTAGTCCTCATTGTAAATTTCCTCTAGACTATATTCTTTAGTCTTATAGGTATTCCATAGATAGTTTATATCTCCATCATTATCTCGAATTGGAATTTCTATTGTGCCAGAAGAGTTTCCAATTATATTATTTATAATTCCATTTCCAAACATCTTCCAAGCAAATTCCAACATTGAAGTTTCATCTCCATATGTTGCTTCTATAGCATAATCAGCTAATTCTGATTCGTTTGAACTTATGTTTATTGCACATTCTTTTCGTAGATATTCTATAAAAGCTTCTATTGTAGAATATGATGTTACATTTCCATAACGTAAACTTTTTTTAAAGGTTTTATACTCTTGTAGATATTTTTTCATTTGTTTTGTTCCATAAACATTCAATTTATATAATCTACTTTTCAACAAACTATAATCAGATTTTTTAGATGATTTTGATGAATATTTTCC